GAGAAGGTGTAATTGAAATTGCAGGCATCAAGATCTACAAGTCAATGAACATTCCTTTCTTTGGAAACTATGGTACTAAGTACGGTTCTGCTGGAGCTGCAAACCCCGGTGTAACATCACCGACTAATGTAGGTTCATTCGTTGGAGAAGGCACAGAAGATGCTAGATCTAACCAAACTGGAATTAACAATAACTACGGTAATACATCTGACTTCGCTAACTCTTGCGGTCTTGTCTTCCAAAGAGAAGCTGCTGGGGTTGTAGAAGCTATCGGTCCACAAGTTCAGGTAACATCTGGAGATGTGTCCGTGGTATACCAAGGAGATGTAATTTTAGGGCGACTAGCTATGGGAGCGGATTTCTTAAATCCTGCTGCTTGTGTTGAGTTTCTTGCTGGAGCAGATGCTGGTTCTACTGGTAACGCTGCATTCGGTGACAACTACCCAACAAACGCTTAATTTATTTTTTTATACGGGAGCTTCGGCTCCCCTTTTTTTTACTTATGACTACACCAATAGCAACCGATACCGAACTATCCGCAGTTAATTCTATCTTGGGTAGCATAGGTCAATCACCTATTACACAATTAAAAAATGCAACAGGTGCATTGATTAGTACAAACCCAGAAATAGCATTTATATATAATTTATTAGTAGAAGTTACTAAAGATGTATTAAATGAAGGGTGGCATTTTAACACTGAGGAACATATTAAAATTGTTCCTGATGCAAATAAACATATTAATATTCCGACTAATATGTTACGTTACGACATACATGATGGGCAGATAACTAGAAATCTTGATGTTGTAAAAAGAGAAGGAAAACTATATGACAAAGTAAATCATACATTTGAGTTTTCTAACGACGTGTTAGTAGACGCTACATACTTGTATGATTTTGAAGATATACCTTCTGCATTCCAAAGATACATAATAGCTAAAGCATCTACTAGAGCAGCTACACAGTTAGTTGGTGATGCTAACCTAGCTAGATTATTACAAACTCAGGAAGCACAAAACAGAGCAAACGTTATGGAATATGACACCCAACAGGGAGATCATAGTTTCTTTGGTTTCCGAGAAGAACAAGGCTACGACGCCTATCAACCTTACAAAGCATTAATTAGATAATGGCAAGTGTTACACAATTAGTACCTACATTAACCGGTGGCGTTTCTCAACAGCCAGATGAACTAAAAGTTCCGGGACAGGTTAATGTTGCAAACAATGTTTTACCTGATGTAACACATGGTTTACTTAAACGTCCCGGTGGAAAATTAGTAGCTTCTCTTAGTGATGGGACTAACAACTCAACTGCTAATGGTAGATGGTTTCATTATTACAGAGATGAAGATGAACAGTATGTAGGTCAAGTTAGTAGAGCTGGTGATATAAATATGTGGAAGTGTAGTGATGGTTCAGAGATGACTGTTACAGGCGCTACAACAGCTATGACTAACTACCTGACACATAGTAATGATGAAGATATACAAACACTAACTATCAACGATTTTACGTTTCTAACTAATAGAACTAAAACTGTTGCTATGGCTAATACTATAGAACCTTTAAGACCTCCAGAGGTATTTATAGAACTAAAAACAGTAAAGTATGCAGCTCAGTATTCTTTAAACTTATTTGATTCTTCAGCTACTCAAACAGTTTCTACAGCAACTAGAATTAGTGTAGATATGGTAAGATCTAGTAATAACTATTGCACCAGTAATGGTCATATGGATACTCATGTAAATAGAGTAAATAATACTACTAGATGTGATGAAGATGCTGGACCCGGGTCAGATGATTTAGGTCCTAATGTAGGAACTAGAATATTTGAAATAACAAGTGGTGGTACTTTAGTTGATAGTAATGCTGTAGGTGGTACTAGAGATGCTAGTGGAGACCCTTTAACTGACCAGAATTTCAGTTATCAAGTAAATATATATAACTCATCTAACGTAGCCGGACAGACAGGTAGATCTAATCTATATTTTAGAATTACCACCACAGGGCAGTCTACGCCCGTAGGAAGTGGTTCAAACGTAGAGTATAGAACAAGGTACAACACAACAAACGACCTCCTCTACGGGGGCGAGGGATGGCAACAGGGTGATTATTTCTATGTGTACATGAAAGATGGTTATTATAAAGTAACTATTGATGAAATAAGTACATCACAAGTACAAGCTAACCTTGGATTAATTAGACCTAACCCTACGTCTTTTGACACTAAAACAACAGTAACAGCAGAATCTATACTTGGTTCTCTTAGAACAGAGTTATTAGCTACAGGAAACTTTAATACAGTACAACAAATAGGTAATGGTCTTTATATTACGAGAACTTCTAATGTGGTAAATGGAGTTGAGCAAAATACATTTAACGTTTCTACACCGGTTAGTGATTTAATAAATGTAGTAGCTGGTGAAGTGCTTACTGTAGATGACTTACCACGCCAATCAAAACATGGATTTGTTGTAAAGGTAGCTAATAGTGCAAACGAAGAAGATGATTATTACTTAAAATTCTTTGCTAACAACGGGTTTGATGGCGAAGGTGTGTGGGAAGAATGTGTAAGACCGGGAGATAAAATTAATTTTGATGCTGGTACTATGCCATTACAGTTAGTTAGAACTAACTCTACGACATTTACTTTGTCACAAGTAGCATGGGAAGGTGCACAAGTAGGTAATACTGACCCTGACGGTACAAACCCACAAGCTTCTTTTGTAGGAAAGACTATCAATAAAATGGTATTCTTTAGAAATAGGTTAGTAATGCTTAGTGATGAGAATGTAATTATGTCTCGTCCGGGAAACTTTTTTAACTTCTGGGCTAAGACTGCACAAACATTTTCTAACGTAGACCCGATAGATTTATCATGTAGCTCTACATACCCAGCTATTGTTTTTGATGCAATACAAGTTAATACAGGTTTAGTTATATTTACAAAAAATCAACAGTTTATGTTGACTACAGATAGTGATATACTTAATCCTAATACAGCAAAGATAAACAGACTTTCTTCTTACAACTTTAATCATAAAACTAATCCAGTTAATTTAGGAACTACTATAGGATTTTTAGATAATGCTAATAAATATAGTAGATTCTTT